CTCACCTGCGAGGGAACAGCGCTCAGGAACGACGCAAAAGCACCAACAAGCGAGCCATTGCTGCAAGAGCCACCGACAAGGGCATAATCAGTCTGACCATTATTGAACCACAAACCGTCACAATAGAAGGTTGAAGAACTTCCGCTCGCTTCACAAGGGAAAATTCCCCATTGAGTTAATGCTGCTTTGCTTATATAGCCGCCTGACGTGCCTGAAGGGGCTGCTCCGATTGCAATATATCCTGAACCCGTTTCGTTGTAGCCTGTCGCTGTTGAGCCGTCTTCTGTTCCGTATGTCAGTTTTATTTTTTGAGTTCCCGAAACATTTATCCAACCCGCTATTCTTTCCCAGCGGTCGCCCGTTGCGTTTTCTTGCCCGAACATTTTGATTCCGTCATTACCTGAAGAACCCCAAAACAGACCTTTTGTATTCAAAGCACCTGTTGTGTGCAAGTGTGACGCTTGAGTTCCGCCTGAATAATGTCCATTGCCGAATGTTGATTGCGAATCGGTTGTTCTGCCGATTAAAACTGTCAACATTTGAATCAGAAGCCAGTCAGCAAGAACACCAGTGAACCAGCCGTCGCCGTTTGCGACTGCCGCGTTTCTTTCTGCTTCGCTGGTTGTGCTACTTTCAGGTCTTTGTCCTGATAATGAACGGAGCTTCCCTGAAATCAAACTTCCTTCATATATAGGCAAGAATATTTCGTCAAGCAAATCGCCGTTGTTGTTAATATGAGCGTATGCTTTGAATGCTGAATCAACTTGTTTGTTTGCTATATAAACATAGAAACGAGTCCCGACTTTGACATATTTCAACCAAACTTGCGGAATTCCGACCATTGCGTTACCGTTATAAGAAGTATTTGCAATGTCTGAAGGTTCTCCGTCTTTTTTCAAAGCATAGTTGTATTCGTATAATTCATAGTCAACAGTTCCGTCATTTTTTAGCATACAAGGACGCAAGTTTCTTATGAACCAAGCGTCAGCCCAGTCGCCAAAATCAAAAAGCCCGGTTGAAAAATTCATTTTTGCGGGTTTGAAATATTCGTTGTCTTCAATATAATGAACACGTGTTGCGGGGTTCGGGTCGAGTGTATCAATATAAAAACCATAAACAACAGCCCCGAAAACATTGTGCGTGTCGAGGTTGACAGCCCCGTTGACTGAATAAGGAAAAGCTCTGTAAAAATATTCATTTTCATTGTCGGGAAGATTGTCAACAAGAGCTTCTGCAAAATAAGCGTTCCGAACTTTGCTGTCTTTGATTAGAGTTCCGTCAGTTGAACTTGCAGGATAAGAACCCGCTTTTCTGACAATCATTGTTCCGCCCCAAGAACACAAATATTGTCCGTCAATAACAGTGTCTTGAGGATCAGTCCATTTCAAAGAAACCTGAGTTCCTTCTTTCTTCATTTCTAAATTTCTACAATTTGACGGGGGAAGTCCAGTTCCGCCTGTTGTAACAGTGCCACCTGTTGACCCGCCGCCGATAAGATTCACTTCTGCCATTTTCTTTTCTCCTTTTTCTACTTAATAAGCTGCATTTGTAGAGCAACAGGAAGAACAGTTGCTTCTTTTGCATAAAATGTGATTTTTCCTTCTGACGTAACTCCGCGATAAACCTTTGAGAATTCGGCAACTTGTGCCATTTGTTCACTATGCGTCCCAGCTGGAACAATTGTGATTGTCGGAGCGTCTGCTTCAGATATTCCTTCGACCTCGATTTCTTGCGTGAATGGAACGCTGTCGCCTTCCCACACCGTTGACAGTGTCAATTCCTCAACAATGATTTGAGTTCTGTCAGCACTGTGAAACTTGTTGTCAATAAAAGACCCGCGTTCAATCCATGCTGTGTTGTCCGCGTTTCTTTGTTTCAAAACTGCGTTTGTTCCTGAAGTATCAAGCCAGTGCATGGCTGGATATGTTTCTGTTGGTTCAGAAGCTCCTGTGTTGCAGCTTGCAAGTGTTGCAAACGCTGCATTCAATTGAGTTAAGACTTCAAGCCCTGTTCCGTCTTTGATTACGACTGAAGATTGCATTTTTTCTCCTTCCTTTGTGCAACAGAAAAGCCCCGCCTGATTTGACGGGGTTTTTCTATATTTTTATTTTTTTAATATCCTTGAACTACATAATTGATTGTTTTTTGAACTGGTTGTTCGTTATTTGTGATTACGATGTCAAAAGAATCTGTTGTCGGATTGCTTATGATTTCGTCGTCCCCTTGTTCTTTGTTCAAAATAGTGACTTGAACATTCGGGATTGCGTGAAAATGTTTTGCAAACTGAATTGTTGTTCCTTCTACTGGAATAAGAATTCCGTTTCCAGTTTCAACAATGTCGGGAACATCAACTCCGATTTTGAAATCGTGCAATTTTGCAACAATAGAAGTTGAGTTTGAAGCAAGAACAGCTCTGAATTTGAATTTCTTTCCGAAATATTCTCCAGCAATGAAGTCTTGCCATTCTCCGAATTCGTCGTCGTCCCCGGCAATAGCAATCTGAATTTTTGAATTGACAATTTCAGCTCCGTTGCTTCCCGACAAACTTTGAACAAGCGAAAAGAGTTCAATTTGTGAAAACAAGCTGAACGGGTCTTCTCCGACAAAGGAATAATCACAAGAAATATAACAACTTGCAGCAGCTCCGATGTCAATCACGTTTTTTGCTTCATAAGTTCCATAAGTTGCAAGCGTTCCGCCCAAAACCAAAGAACCGACCTTTGACAAAAGTTCAATTTCAGAAAAAAGCGTTGTGCTTGTCAAAGTCAATTCTCCGAATTCGTTCACTGTTACAAATTCAGATTTTTCGCCCTTCCAGCCTTCAGCTTTTTCGTCATGAATTGCAATCACGTTTTTGACAAGTCTTGCTCCTGAAATTTCAATGACTGCTGCGTGTTCAGAATATACTCCATAATCGGGAGCAAACGCTTTGATGAAATATATTCCGTTGCCGTCTGCATTGTATCTGTTCGCCGCAATTCTTCCAAGAACTTGACCTTTCGCCCAGCTGTCGCCCTTCCTGATTTCATAAACAATCGGACGTGTGTCGTCCACTGGTTGCCACTTAATAACATTGAAACCGTCAGAATAATAGCTTGTAAGTCCTTGAACATCTTCAGGGGCTTGTTGAAGTGCTGTTCCTTTTATCGTATAGAAATAAGGTTCTACTTCTGCAAGCGATTGAAAACCAGCTCTGAAACTGTTGAATGTCGGAAGTTTGACTGCAATTTTCTTTCCGATGTCGTCTTTTGTGAACGGAATTTTTAAAAATGCAGGAGTGTCAATTCTGCAAAATTGAGTTCCCGCGTTGTGTGCTTTTGCTTCTGTTGCGTATGCTGAACGGTTCAAATATGAAAGTTCATATTTGTAATCGTCAACAAGTTCAGCGTCAGCATAAGCAAGCAATTCGCCGTCAACATAGCAAAGAGTGTTTAATCGTTCCGAATCTTGCTTTGAACCCGAAAGAAGTTCCGCCTTGCTCATTGAAACATCGACACAAAGGTCATGAATTTTGTCAATGTCTTCATTTGAGAGCGGGAGCGTTTCTGTCAAAACCCCTTGTCTGACAGGTTGTGTCAATTCACCTTCTTTTCTGTATGTTTCGCCGTCGTCAGAAACCCAAACTTCAGCCCCGCCGAAAAGATTTTCAGGAGAAGAAATTCCGACCCAAACTTCAAGCGTTTCTTGAGTGAGTTCAAAAGGCGGTTCAAATACAACAGCTGGATTGATATTTCCCACCCCTTGAGAATAATCAATTTTTACTCCTTCAGCCCTTTGATGTGCAATTTTTGCAGGAGTTGCCGCACCGACAACAAGTTCTTCAACTTCAAGCTGAAGTTGCCCGTCGACTTCACTGATTGACTTAATTCTGACAAGCTCTCTTTCAAGCCCCAGCTTTTTATATGTTATAGTCACAATGTCAGCGGGTTCAAGAAGAATGAACTTCAACGGCAATTTGAACTTGTATTTGTTACGAGCAGCAAGCATTCTTTCAAGTGCAAGCTGGACTGTGCGTTGTGCAACTTCATCTGTGCAAATTTCGTGAGCTTTCAGCGTGTCAGCTGGACGCAGTCCGTGAAGTTCTATGTCCGCAAGGTCTTGAGCTTCAACAACTTCAAGATTGTAGTCGTTCGCCCGGTTCAAATATTCAAGTTTGACTGAATTGTAAACGTCCGCCTGTTGTGTTCTTGAACAAACAACAGGTTCATCGTCTGCAATGAAATCGTCTTCAGTCAAATCATAAATCGGAGTAAGATCAGGCTTCCACGTTTTGCCGTTTGCGGACAATTCCGCGTCGCCAAGCGGAACAACCTTCAATTTTCCTTGCGACCACACAAAAGTTGAATTTGCAATTTCCGCAATATTTGACAAAATTTCCTGACATTCGTTTTGCGAATCATAAACAGGAGAAAGAAAGACATTTGAAGCAATACAAAAATCAGAAAAATTTTGCAAGTCTTCAATTGCTTCTTCAGGAAAACCCGCTCCGTAAACAGGATTAGTCAGAATGTCAAAAATGATGTCTTTCGGGTTTGCGTCGAGCCTGATTGTTGAATTGTATGTCAAATATATGTGAGCTGATATTGCTCCGTAACCGTTCAAATTGAACGAATATTTGCTGCCGTTTCTTGAATATCTTGTGAAGTTTTCAACAGTCTTTTCTTCGCCGTTTGCGGTGTAATAGACAAGCTGACAACTTTTGTCTGATTTGTAGTATTGAGCATATTCAAGTTCACCCGAAACAACAGTCAGCGTTCCTGAGTTTGTTGAAAAATTAAAGCCTTCAGTGATAACCGGGTCAATATCATCTTTGTTCGCTGTGAATTTTCCGTTGACTTCAAAATTGAATTGCGGAACGCTCGCAGAAGAAGTCAAATCAATATTCCCTGCAACATAAGCAAGATTTCTATAATTCAAAGCACGTTCAGGGTGGAGAGTTTGCATTTCACCCCATGAACCTTGATTTTTTGTTCCTCTGAAAAGATTGAAACCCAAATCAGAAAGAGAGTGAACTTCGTCTTCAATAAGAATTTTCTTGATTCCTTGAATTTCACCGAAACAAAGACCTATTAAGACCCTTGCTGTATATGTGTAAGTCGTTTCAGATTGCCTGCCCCCGCGTCCGCCTTTTCCCATACGTCCGCCGCTTGTTGTGTGTGCAGTAGAAACAAAGTCAACACTTTCAATGATATTCCCGCAAATTCTGTTTGTTCCATAAACAACAGACTTTGTTGCCCCGAATGTGGATTGCTCATATTTTAACGCATTTATTCGCGGCTCTGTCTGTGACACCGCTTGTGTTTTTTGTTTTTGAAAACCCATGTTTCTTTCCTACTCTTGCCAAAATGAATATGTTGCAACTTCTCTGTTTTTGTTGACTTCCTGATTGTAGTCTTGCAATGTGCAGCCGCGAGTAATGCAATTGTCAATCATTGTTCCGTCTTCATCAATAACAATTCCTGCGTGGTCGATTAGTTTTGCATATCTATAAAGAATAATGTCGCCCGGACGCTTTTTCCGTGTTTCTGTTCCGAACTTTTGAATTCCTTGCAAATATGTTTCTTTGCAAGTGTGAAAACTGAAGTCGGGTCGATAGAATTCAGGCTGAAACAATTTAATCAATCGAGCTTCTGCAAAAACCATAATCAATAAAGTGTGACAGTCTGAAGCCCTATAAGGAAGCATTCCATTGACATGATATTTTGCACCGAGAAATTTCTTTGCAATTCGGACAATGTCCTGTCTGATTTCTTCTTCGTGCTGTTTTATATATCTTTTTGAATATGGTTTGAGTTTGCTTATTCTTTCAATATCAGGGTTCATTTCTTCTCCTTTATAGACTTGAATCGGCTTTCGGTATGAACGGAGTTCCGTTGTAATTTGCAAGGTTGAAAAATTTCTGTTTGCACATTGAAATTGTTTTGTCGCAACCCGCAGAAACAATGAACCAGTCGCCCTTTTTAGGTTCAAAAGGAAGCGGAGTTGACAATTCAAGAAGTCCGTTTGATTGTTGCTTAATTGACTTCTTTATGTTCTTATTTGCACCGCTTATGAATTCAATTACTCCGTTTTGATAATAGCTCCCGCTCCTGTACAAATAGCAAACAATTTTCTTCCGAGTGCTTCCGCTCTCAACTGTGTTTTCTTCGGAATGGTCTTCTTTTTTTACACCGCAAGCGTTGCAATATAAAGAATGAGAACACGAAGCCTGATAAACAGCAGAAGGGAAATCTTGATTCAAAAGTTCTGTCAATGACTTGACATTAAGTTTGACATAGCTTCCCGATACTTCTTCAACATCGACATTCCCGCTGAACATATTTTCAAGAACAAGCGGTTCTTTGTCCCAGCCGTCCTTATAAAATGCAAGATCCATTTGCACTTCAGCTCCGTCAAAAGTTCCGTTTCTGAATGCTTCAATCATTCGGACCGTTCCGACAAAGTTTTCGTCGGACGGGTTCAGTTCAATTGTTACATCATCAACAGACAACCCGCAGTCCCATGATATTTCTGAACGCGAAATACAAGCACTGTCACAAGAATACAACAAATCTTTGTAAGTAATGTCAAAATCAGCCGATGTGTATGCAAGAACAGTTCCGTTTGTGAGTTTAAATCTGTATAAGTCCGCAATTCTTATTTTTTCGCTATCCTCAGAAGCGAGAAATTCGACAAGTTCAGGACTTGCTTTTTTCATTGTCTTTTCTCCTTTTATTTGACAGTAAGCAAAGAAATTTCTCCGCTCCATAGTCCGTCCCATTCTCTCTCAAGTTCCAGTTCTTCATCTTCAAAACGTACTCTGAAATAATAAGAACCAGTCCAAGAAAGAAGACTTCCAGCAGGCGGAGCTTCGTCGAATATAATCAATCCAGTGTTTGAGTATCTGAAAGCTGTTGTTTCTTCCCCGTTTATAAATATGTGCGGGGCTTCAACAATACCTCTGACGGGTTCAATCCAGTCAGGCAATGAACGAACAAGCTGAAATTGAATTGAAACTCCGTCACCGACTGCGAATGTTTGATTTTCGCAATGATTTTCGACATCGTCCCTGTAAAGGAAGTCTTCAAAATTTCCGCCGACAGAATTGAAAAACCCTTGCAGCTTTTCAAGTTCACCTTTTGCAAGCGTGACGCTTTGAATGCTGTTGTCCGTTATAAAGTTATAATTCAATTCAAAGCGATAACGCGGGAAGCTCCATTTTTGAGTTCGAGTTTCCCGCCCGCTTTCAGATTCATAGACATTTGATTTCCATATCGGAGTTTTTGTTTTTTCTATGGACCACCCCTGAAATTCGGGGAATATTTTATTCGACATTTTCAGCCTTCCTTTAATTTGTAAGTGGTGTCAGTTTGCGTTTTTTTATGCCTTTTGACAAATTTGAATGAATTCTGTTTGTAAATTCATCAAGCCTTGTTTCAAAGCTCTTTGCGTCTGTTGTTGAAATAGGCATTGAAACTGAAATCGAATATTGATTTGTAGTTCCACCGCCCCCATTCAACGCAGAAGTGTCGGGCAATATTGTTCCGCTTCTGTCAGGAATAAACAATTCAGGTCGTTTTTCTCCGACAACATACGGTTTCCCCGCTTCAACTGGTCCGCCTTTTTCCCTAAATTGAACAAGCGAATCTGCTGCCATAATTGCAGCCCCCGTTGCTAACGCTGCACCCGGAGCAATAGCCCAGCCCACAAGTGGAATTGCTGCTGCTGAAGCTGCTGCAAGGGCAACTGCTAAACTTGCAACGGCTTTTGCTGCAACTGTCGCTGCTGCACCTATGACCGCAAATTCAGCTGTCAACATGATCGAAATAGGAGCAAACATCATTGAAGTTGTTGCTGTCAATAGCATTGTCGCGTTCATCATTCCAAGACTTAACGCAGCGAGTGCTGAAGATAATGCAATGATTGTTGTTGACAATGCAATCACGGGGAGCGTAACAGCACAAATTGCACTCGCTGTTGCTAACGAGAAAAAAGCACCCGCAAGGCTTGTGACAGGAGAAACAAGAGCTGTGACCCCGCCCGCCATAGTTGCGGAAGCTCCAGCCATAACACCCGCAGAAGTTGCAGTTGTTGCTGCCGCAGCTCCCGCTGAAGCCGCAACAGTAGCGTTGCTTGTTGTCAAAACTGCATTCGCTGCACTTAATGCACCAGCAGAACCAGCTGTCGCAGTGTTACTTGCGGCAACAAGTCCGTTTGAAGCAACAACAGTTGCATTTGTTGCAGTTGTTGAACTTGCAAAAACGCTGTTGTAAGCAACTTGAAGCATTTTCTGCGTTACCCATTCAGAAGTCATCTTGACAACCGAATCAATGAAATTGTCAACCAAAGAATCAAGCAACGAAAAACAAGCGTCAGCGAAGGTTTGTTCACCTTTTAACATTGAAGAAAAAGAACTTGAAAAGCTGGAAGTCATTCCGTCTGTAAAACTTTTGAATTTTTCCAGTTCATAAGTTTTTAATTCAACATTTTTGCGTGTCAATTCCTGCGTCAATTGTTCTTGTGTTTTTATGCTATCGCGACGGAGTTTGACTTTTTCAATTTCATTGTTTCCCATGAGCTTGAGTTGTTCATCGAGAGATTTTTTCTCAAGAGCAATTCTTTCATGTATCAATGCAATTTCGCCTTCAAGCTGTTGTCTTTTGCTTATTTGATAAGCTGAACGCTGCAATTCAAGGTTTGAAATTCTCATGTCAATTGCTTGTTTGTCAGATTCAATCTGTTGAACAAGCAAAGATTGTTGAAGCTCTTGAACCTTCTTTGTGTGGTCCTGCTCAAGTTTTAATTTTTGAGCAAGTGCTTGAGCGTGTTCGGAAGTTCCTTCTTTTGTTGCAGCAAGTCTTGCTTCAGCTTGTTTCAATTCGATTTGAAAAATTTCTTCGTCAGTTCTTTCTGCGATGTATTTTTCTTGTTCAAGTTGAGCAATTTTCAGATCAAGGGCTTCTTTTTGACGCTTCTTTGCTTCAGCAGCCGCTTTTTTTGCAGCAGCTTCAGCTTTTTTTGCAGCTTTGCTGTCAAAACTTGAACCCTTTGAAATATCAATTTTCCCGGAATCTTTTTCAAGAGCTGTTAATTCGTTTATTATGCCTTGACGTTCTTTTTTGACATTTTCAAGTTCTTTGTTGACAGCGTCCTGGTCCCGCTGAAGTGCCTTGCTTGCTCCGCGTCTTCCTGTGTCTTCTGTTGAAATAGGAGTTCCGAAACGAGCAGCAGAAATGATTTGCTGCTGTTTATAGCCTTTAACAGCTCTATCAACTTTTTTGTCAATTTTTTGCTTTCTTTCAGTAAGTTCTTTGACTTTTGCAAGTGTCATTTCGTTTGCAATCTGTTCAGCTGTTGCTCTTGAAATTTCACCCTTCAGACGCAATTCTTCTTTCAAACGTCCGATATATTTCGGATATTTTTCTGTCAAATAAGTAATTGCTTCATCAAGACGTTTTGTTTGATTGTAGTCAAGATTTTTAACCCCCTGAAGCTCTTTCAAAGTGCGAATTGATTCAGTGGTTTTGTTTACTTGTTCATTTTGAGCATTGTTCAATTCTTCAATTGCTCTTGTGGTTTCTTGAGTTGCTTGTCTGTAACCCCACCACGCAGCAGCCCCAGCTCCAAGAACAAGAGTGACCCACGTCAAAGGGCAAGCAAGAAGCGAAACTGTCAAGGCTTTTACTTGAACAATTGTCCCGGTCAATGCGGCTCTAAACTGCATAAGGGCAAGAGCAGAATCGCCTTTGAGAAATGTTGCAAACGCGATTTGATAAGCTGTTGTTTTTGCGGTTATTGTGCCGAAATTACGCATTGAAGTCATAATTGTAACAACAGCAGCATTTGTCAAAGGAATTCCAACCGCAAGAGCTGCAATTGCGACAGCTGCGTCTTTCAATCCACCGACAACAACTTGATTTGCTCCAGCCCAGCTTTTTAATTTATTTATCAATTCAGTTGTCGCATTGATTGTTTTTGTGATTTCTGTCACTTGTTCTTTTAATGCTGGAACAGCTAAATCGGAAATAGCTCTTGTCAAGAGCGTGTAAGAATCACGCATTGTCGAAAGTTTGCCTTCAAGCGTTTCAGATTGCTTGTTCATCATTCCGTAAAAGCGACCGCCCTCAGAAGTCGCGTCAATAAATGCTTGACGAACCATTTGAACAGAAATTTTGCCTTCGCTCATTTCGTCTTTTAAAACAGCCATGCTTTTCCCGGTTTTTTCAGCGATAACTTGCAAAGGGTTGAAGCCCGCATTTATCATCTGAAGCAAATCTTGTCCCATTAAACGACCCGCAGAAGTCATTTGAGAAAATGCAAGCGTCAAAGATTGCATTCTTTGCTTGTCGCCGCCCGCAATATCTCCGAGCATTCTCAAATCGGGAAGAATTTCTTTGACATTTATTCCGAAATTCAACAAAGTCTTTGAAGCGTCAAGAAGGTCTTGTGTTTCAAACGGAGTGACATTTGCCATGTCTTGAATTTCATTGACAAGCTGTTTTGCTTTCTTTGCGTCGCCCAGCATAACACCGAACTGAACTCCTGCTTGTTCAAAGTCAGAAGACGCTTTGATTGCCTGTGTTCCTATGTCTTGAATTTTTTTGACAATTTGAGCAGCACCGAAACCAATTCCAAGCCCAGCAAGAGCAGTTTGAAGCGTTTTTGTTGAATTGACACACGCTTTCAATCCGTACTCATAAGCAGCAGAATCAAGGTTCAATTTTACTTTAATATTTCCGACATTGCTTGCCATTTTTCAATTTCCTCAAAATCTTTTCAATGCTTCAGCAACAGAAATTTTTTCTGATTGCTTTTGCGGTTTTCTTGCGGGAGTTTTCTTTCGTTTCTTTTTCGGGTCGTTGACTTCTCTGTCCACGTCAAGAACTTCAACAATTTTCCTGTGCGTTGAATTCCAGAACATGGCTTCCGTCCACCTTAAATGCGTAATGCACGCATAATATAAATAAGCCCAGTCAATTATGTATTCTTTTTCTTGCAGGGCTTGCTTGCTGTCTTTTTTTTAGAACCGCCGTTCTGTTTTTCTTTATGGTCCTGCGGTCTTTTCGGAAGATATGCTTCAACGGCTTGAACAACTTTGTCTGAAAGTTCTTTGAGTTCGGACAAGTTCAAGTTGAACAATTGTTCAAGGTCCGCTTGATTTTCAATTTTTAAAGGTTCAGCAGGGTCAAACGGAGCGAATTTCAGTGTTCCGCACCATATCGCAAACGGAAGCATTCCTGTATCTCCGTTAATAAGCCCGTTCAAAAGGTCGCCTTCCGAAATTCCATGAATTCTTTTTAAAGCTGCAAAATTTTTCAGCTTGAATTCGATTTTTCTTTTTTCTCCCTGTAATTCAATAATGATTTCAGGGTTCACGATTGATTCAACCATTGTTTCTTTTCTCCTGTGTTATAGCTGCATACAAAAAAGGGTTGCTATAAAAACAACCCTTTTGTTTTTAAATCAAGTTTTGTTATTCTTAAGGTGTGTCTTCTGTTCCTGAAGGTGTTGTTGAAGTAGTGTCTTCAAGTGCAACAGCTGTTTCGTTTGCAGCGATAATTCTCAAATTGTGGTCTTTCTTTCTTTCAACAGCTGTTCCTTCAAAAGAACAAGTCCAGTAGTCGTCAGCTTTTGAAACAATGTCAAGAATACCTTTGACGCAAGGCAATTCCATGTGAAAGTCAGCAGCTTCGCCGTTGACATAATCAGTTTTGAATTCTAAATTGAACAACGCAGGAACTTGAGTTGATTTGTCAACAAGAGTTGTTTTTGCAGCTGGAGAAGTCCCTTCTGTTTTGATTTCTGCTCCGTTTATTGCTGCAATTACTGCAAGCGGAATGTTCACTGATTCAAACTTGACATCAAGCCCGGTCAGAATTGTGAAACTGTCAGCCTTTTTGCCTGCACCGTAAGTCGCGTCTTTTGTTTCTTTTGTCATTGTCACGTCCATTGATTGCAATTCAGGAACTTTGATTCTGTCACCTTTTGTGTAAGTTGCAGAAGTGTTTGCTGAAACAACAGCAATTGTTGCGTCTGAAATACTGAAGACGTTTTGTTCTGTGAATTTTTCATTTGACATTGTTTTTCCCTTTCATTGTTTTAGTTATCTGATACAATTTCGATTGTTTGCTCAAAATCAATTCTTTGAATGAAATATTCTTCAAGCCCTTCTTCAAGGACAGGTTCAACAAGTGAAACCGCTGCGGGAATTCTTTCTCCGAACAGATTTTTGTCGATAAATTTTGCAAGATTTGCACTTTGCTGAAGACATTCAATTTCGTTGTCTTCGTCAGCTGCGGAATACACGACAAAAGCATTCAATTGAGCTGTTGTTCTAAATTTTGAAGCGACCTGTTTTGTCGGGTCTTTCGGTTCAAGAACAGGTTTATTGACTATAATTGCAGGAAGCGTGTCTTGCTCTTGCAGACTTTTAAAAACCTTAATCGTGAAACCGGGATATTTTTCAATCAACGCTTCTTCAATTGCGTTTTGATAATTTTTCAATTCTTTTCCGTTTGCCATTTCAATTTTGCCCTTAATGTGTCAGCAAGTTTTTTCGGAACTTGCGACATGATTTCTCTTTCAATAGCGATTGCTTTGTCCGAATAGTCAAAAGTTTGTTTGATAATCGGAAGCCGTTCGCGTCCTGCTCTTTTCATAACCTGATAAGGAACAATTCCTGCTTCGCCTGTTTTTTTACGAATAGGCATAAGAAAAGCCCCTTGTCTAAAAATCGAACCACCGACACCAGCAACAACACCCGCTCGCGAATTTTTGCGTTTTTTAGAGCCACCCTTGCCGATTTGTCGGGGGTTTAATCTTGCGAGTGATATTTTATATGTCCCAAACCATAAACGAGCCGTTTTGTTCGTTTTATCCACTGAAGAATGAATTCTTGCAGTCCCTTTTGATGTTTTTTGTGTAAGTGGTTTTTGCTGAATTTTTGTTTCGCTTGCGGTTCTTTTAATAAGTTGCGATTTTACCCAGTTTATAACTTCCCGCAATGCGTAATTTGAAGCATTGTTCAATTGTTTATTTGTAGCATTGAAAAATGTTTGCAATTTTTCAATTTCAGATTTTTCAAGTTTTGCTTCAATCATTTTATTTGCTCAATTCAATAATTGTGAACCCCGTTCCGTCGTCAGATGTGTCAAAAACTTTGTATTTTGTTGAAACCCCTTCAATTTCAACAGAAGATCCTTTCACAACTGAAGCGACATCTTCTTCAATACACGTCAGACGCGGCTTTGAATTCTTTGTTGCTAAATAGCCGAGAGTTGAATCTGTATAAGTCTTGTCATATATTCCGAGAAGGTCTTCTTTGTCCTGCCCTTTGTCAATGACTGTTCCTTCAGGAAGAACGAACTTCAATTTTCTTCCGAAGTCATTCAAAAATTGTTTTTTGTCTTCTGTAAACATTTGACTTTCTCCAAAAACCGCAGCTGAAGCATGAAACCACACTTCAGCTGTTGTTTTTTACAATCTTAAAGTTTAATTTTTGCAACTGCTGCACTTTCAGCCTTTGCTTCAACTGCAATTCCGATATAAGCATTCGGAGTTTTTGTTGTTGAACCTGTTTCAGCTGTTGCTGTTGCAACTTTGTTTGTTGCGTCATAGTAAATTTTTTGACCGAACGCAAAAGCTGCGGTTGCTTCAGCTGCCATTTCAAAGACACCTGAAGTGTGAACTCCGCCTGTTGCACCCGGAGCAATTTCTTCTGCTGCAACAAAAATTTTGTCTTTTCCGATAATCAGTTGACCGTATTCAATAGCAGCTTCGCCGCTGTTTGTATAGTCAACAATGTCACCTTTTTGAATAAATTGTGCCATTTGTTTTTCTCCTATATTGAACAGAAAGAACAGACTTTCGGGACTTTCTCCTTCAGAATTTCTGTCTGTTTAAGTAATAACTTTATGAAGCAAGGGGAGCTTTTGCTCCCCCTAACTTTCGGCATTGACGCAATGCGTCTTTGCGGGTTTATTGTCCTGCGTTCTTTGCAAGTCCTCTGAAATCAAGAGCAGTGACACCGAAGTCGTCAAGAATTCTCCAACGAATACCTACGAAATCAAAACCAACTTGAGATTCAAGAATCGGTTGTTGATTTCCGTTCAAGTATGTTACTTCAATTGTGTCAATATCAGCGGAATTTGCTGCAACGTAGTACGCTTTTTCTGAATAGTCGTCGAGTTCTGCGTCAACGATTAAATTCAAAGAATTTCTGTATATGTTTGCAACACCTGAATTGCTTGCAGCAGGGTCAGCTGTTGAAGTCAACAATTGAGCCGCGTCAGCTTCGAGAGCAGCAGGAACAATCAAGAATTCAGGCTTGATGTTCAATGTTTCTTTTCCGCGAAGGTTTTTCTGTTTTCTCATCAATTTTGTGAGTTCTGCAAGAGTTGCGACAGAAAGTTTTCCAGCTGTACCGATATTGTTATGATCTGCAACAAATAATTTTTTGCCGTCGTAAATATTTTCATTGCCTGCAAGTGTTTTATAAACAAGTTTATTTCTTCCACGCAATGCAGCTCTAACATAAGCAGCAGGAACTTTTGTCAAAATGCTCAAATCGTCGTTGATAAGAGCTTGACGAGTGAAACCAAAGCCGCGAGCATAGGTCAATACTTTCTTTGAAACCTTGCTGTCTTTCATTTCATCGAATTTGATTTCGCCTGTTTGTGTTAGCGGTTGCAAGTCGCCAGCTTCACTTAATTGATAATGAGTAGCTTCTTTGAAATCAGAATTGCTTCCGATTCCGCACCATTTGTCGAATGTCGGAACTGCTGCATTGTAAGCAGTCGCCATTGATTTTTTAACAGTATTGTCAACAATAGAAACAAATTGACTGTCAGGAGTTACTGCTCTACGGAACAATTCATCATCTGACAGTCTGTGAGCATTTGAAACCCCGCTGCGAGATAAACATTCGACAGCTAAGTCACGCATACTCAATGAACGGAAGTCGTTCGCCGATTCATTTGCTTTGTCTTCCGTAATCAAGCCAGCTCTTAACAACAAGCCGTCTGTTGCTGCTGCTCTGATTTTGTCAGCTTCAGCTTCCCCAACAATCTGAACATTGCCAGCCGCAAGAGCAGCTCTTTCTGTTTTGACTTTGTTCAAAATAATTGAACGGACTTCATCAACAGTTTTTCCTTCTTTGATGTAGTCAGCAGAATCGAGTTCAAAATCTCTGCACATTGAAACGATTTCAGTTGCTCTTTGCATTTCTTCAGCTCTTGCTGAAGCAATTGCAACTGCTTTTTCGTTCTCGTCTTTTTCTTTTTTCTTCTTTTTAGCGTCTTCTTCGTCTGCTGTTTCTTCAGCTCTTTTCTGAATCTGTGAACACATAGAACGAATTTCAGCTTCAGTGAAACCTTTTGCAATTAAGTCGTCAAAATTAAGACCTAATTGTCTGCATAGTTCTTGTAAATTCATGGTGAGTTCCCTTTCCGTACGATGTACATTTTCTATATTTGTAAATTCTTCAACTTCTCTGTTTACTCCGACATCGGTATCAGCCGGGACAGTAACAAAAGAAATTTCAAGCGGTGTCCATTTCGTAGCAACATAAGCGGGACCTGTGAAACGTCCGTTTGATGATGTTGCTCCAGCTTTGACTTCTTCCCAGAGTTCAACCGAATAACCGACTGAAATTCCGCGAAGAAAACCTTTTTTGACTTTCCTGAAAATTCTTTCGCTTTCTTCGTCGTCGTCAAAAATAATGTCTGCGTGACATCTTCTTTCTGCTTCGTTCAAAACGACATTTTCAGGAATTCCGACAAGTATGTCGCGATTATGGTTGAAAAGCGAAGCTCCGAGTTCGCGAATTCTATCAAGCTGAACAGCTGAAGCGTCGTGACACAATATTTCAGCCCCGAACCAGCGTTCAACAGGTTTTTCGCTTGAAAACGAAACATGAACTTTTCTGTTTTCTTCGTCAATTTCTCGAACTTCAAAAGCGAATGTTCTTTCGCAACGTGTGTTCAATGGCGGTTTTTCGTTCCGAACAACCGTTGTTTTCGGTTTGTTCTTGTCAAAATTCAGATTTCTTGTAAAAAAGCAGGGCATATTTTGAACCCTCTTTTTATTCCTTCGTTTCTTTGTCATTTTTCAGCCCTTTCTTTTTAATAAGATTGTTCACATAATTGATTTCTTCAGCTCTTTGAGCTGCAACTTCTCTCCAGTCTTGACCGTTTTGCGAGCAAATCTGAGCAAGTGTTGTTTGATTTGTTTCAAGAGCAATTTTGTTTGCGTTTACTTCTTTTTGAGGGTCAATCCAGCTCATGCCCGGAGCAATCCAGTTGTGATACAAATAATTTTCTTTATTTTCAAAAAAATCGGGAATGTTCAGCTTTCCAGCAAGAACAGCTTGCGTGATAACTTCTCGATATACTGGACTGCAAAAATGACGCTTCAGGAACATTTGTTCGCTTTCATACGTCTTGCGGTCTTCGAGCATACCTTGACGAGCAGAAGAATAATTCACTTGTGACATATCTCTTGAAGCTGCTTCATAAGATAAACCTTGACCGCTTGCAGAAAGTCGCTGTTGCGAAGTAATAAATTCTTTTGCATTGCTTGCTTGTCCTGAAGGATTGACAGAAGCAACATCGTCGCCCGGTTGTAATTCTGTAATCATACCCGGAGCAAGTGTTTTTGTTCCGTAACCAGTTGAAGTGTCCTTTTGATTTGTCGGAGTGCTTCCACGTCCAACACCCCCGCCCGGAATAGTTTTCTTAATAAAGACAGACAAACACGCAAGAACACGTTCTTTGATTGAAACAGCTTCCGAATATTCGTTGACGTCGCGAATGCGGTCCGCAGTGGAAGCAAGTTTTGACACTTCTCTAATTTGCGAAGGTCTTTTCTTCTTTCGTATATACAAAACGCGGCTTGCAGCAACTCTTTGACTTTCTCCGATTTGCAATCCGTCGGGAGTGACATTTTTCAACCAATACGCAACAGGTTTGTTGTATTTGTTGACTTCAATTCCGTTGATGATTCGATTTCCGTTTTCATTTAATTGATAAGAAAATTTATTTCCGTCAATTTCGTCAACTTCGCGAAGCTGCAACATGAATTGAATTCCTTGTTTTGAATAAGGATTGTCAGACATAACAGCGAGAATGCCGCCGTCAACAATTTTTCTGCGAACAATCATTTCTTGCATTTCTTCAAAACAAAGTTCGCCTGCAACGTCGCAATTTTCCTTATTGCTCCAATCGTAGAAAATATCTTCCATTTTTTGAGCAAGTTCTTTGTCTTCAGTGCCGTCTTTCTTGAATGGTTTCGCTTGAATTTGCATTCCAATTCCGACAACATTTCTTTCAAAAGCTCCGACAATTGCTTCAGCAATATCGGCATTTCTTTCAAGATCTCTTGCTCTCGCACGAAGCAAATCTCTTTGAGCTTGATTGACCGTTTCTGCTGGAGCATTGACAGGTGTCCAGCCTGAATTCAGTCTGTCAGTTGTTCCTGAATCATAACTCCTTGTTGCGTTTCTCCATGCCAGCCGCTCAAAGCCCATACGTGGAGAAATAAAAGAAATTGCTTTGTCAATAAAATTCATATTATTTCTTTTCTGTTCCATGCTTTTTACCTTCTATCAAAACGAGCAACAAAAGTGTTCAACCCGATTCCGTTGTTCTGTTCTGCTGCAATTTGCGAATTGATTGCAGCTCTTTCTGAATACAATTTTGACAAATCGGGACGAACAAATCGCCTTCCGTTGATTGTGTATTCTTGACAGCCGCCTTCAATTGCTGAAATCGCTTTGTTTATTTGTTGAAGTTGTTCTTGTAAGTTGTTCATATTTTCTCCTTATTTTGAGCGAGTGAGCGAAATTCAAGCTCGCTTGAAAATTTCCGAGCGAGTGAAAAACAAGCTCTGCTTATTTCAACCAACTTTGCGGAGTGTGAATCCAGCTTTCAGGGTTCTGAACAAGACTTGCAGATTGTTGAGTTTCTGCTTTTGTGAAATTCTGCGTTGTTTGCAAATCTTCCAAATATCTAACATTGAGAAGGTCCGCTGCTAAAGAAGCATAAACTTCGCAATCCAAAAAGTGATTGTTTATATGTGACGTTTTCGGCTGCCATATAAAACCGCCGTTTTTTGCAGGAACTTTTTCTTCAGAACAAAGCTGCTCTGCATATTCTTCGTCACAACCATTGAACACCATGAAAGAACCTCGACCGTTCGAGCGGTTCAGACGGGCTGCAATCATATCTTTATATTGACCGCCGTCAACAATATAAAGTCGCAAGCCGTGTGCTTTTGAATTTACTCTGTCAATCATGCTAGGTTTGAAGCGTGACAACATCGGGCGGCTGCTTCCTTTTACAGGAACAAGCCAGTCTTGAGCCATTGCACAAAGGTCATAAACGTCGTCGGTCTGATCGCCTGAATCTATCGCAGCAAGGTTGACTTGAACAAACTCCCCGCTTTCTTTTTGAAAAGCTCTGTTCATTATCGCTTCAAGCTCAGACCACGAAAACGCTTGTCCGTGAGTTATTCCCCACGATGTCATATATGCTCCCCATGCCCTTATTGTGTAATAAAAGCAATCTTTTTGAACGTCAATTCCGGCGGTCAAAATTTGAGCTGCGTCAGGAACAATGTTTTCTTCAAGCCCTGTTTGCCTATCAAGCACAATTTGAGAATTCATTTTGACTTCTGTCTGTTCCCACGGTTCAGCAAGCCAAGAATTGACAAAGTTCATCAATTTTTCAGGGAAATTTTTTGACTGTGTAAATTCATAGGCTACATCACCAAAAGAAACCCACGGAGAATATATTGCATTGATTCTGAATGCAATTTTTCTTTTCCGTTTTTTTATCTTTTCGTAAATTTCGCCTGTGTCAATATCCTTCCAAACTCCAGCCCGAAGCATAGCTTGTTTGTGTCGGTCTGTTATTTTATGACGGCAATGTTCACATTCATAGTATGCAGTCGCTTTTCTGTCGTCCGCAGTTTTTGCGTTTTCGTCCCATTTTATGCCGCCTTTAAATTTAAAAACTTGATAATGTCCGCAATGCGGGCATGGAACATAATATTCAAAGCGGCGGTCCGCAGCAAGCCAAATTTTCCAAATTGCACCGATTTTTGTTGTCGGGGTAGAAGCTGCAAAGGAAAACTTGTCAGCTTTGAAGGTCATTTGTCTTTGTTTAGCAAGCGAAATCGGGTCAGCTTCTTTCCCTGAGAAAAGCGGATATTTGTCAACTTCATCAAATAAACAATTTTTAATCGGTTTTGAAGCAAGGCTTGACGGAGAATTCGCACCGCTAAAATACACACTTGCACCATTCTTGAAATTCAATTCAGAAAGTTTTGAATTTTGTTCGTCCCATTTTTCCTTCAAGTCAGAATTCAAACGGATCATCGGTTGAATTCTTTTTGCTGAAGAATAGTCTGCAAGGTCTGTTGTCGGAAGAACAATCAAGTTTGAAGTTGCTTCCTGTGCGACAGCATAACCAACCATGTTGTTGAGAGCTTCTGTCCCCCCGACCTGTGTCGGTTTAACAAACCCGACTTCCTCAACGTCAGGGTCGTTGTATGTGTCCATGATAACTTTTAAATATGGGGTTCTTGATGTGTTCCATTTGCCCGGTTCGGCATTTTCAGAACCTAAAATTCTGTTTTTGTCAGAATAATCACTGACAGAAATTTGTTCAGGCGGTTTGAGAGTTTGAAGGGCTTCTTTTATCCAAGAAGGCGGAGTGTATTTCTTCGCATTATTCTTTGATTTTTTTGTTTCCTTTTGTTTCATATACACCGTCAATGCTCAATTGTTCAAGGACGCTTGCTGTTGTTTCCGAAACAAGTTTGCCAATTCTGCGAGCTTCTGTTTCTTCAACTATGTGCGACAAATCAGCTGCAATTTTTCTTGAGAAACCAATCATTGAGCGTTTAAGCACAACAAGAAACCGTTGAAGCTCCTCGACAATTTCATCTTTCGCAATGTAATCACCTTGAGCGATTTTGTTCTTCAGGTTTAGAGCTTCAAGCTGTGCTTCTTTGACTTTTCCGTCATAGTAAGTCTTTTTTTCCGCAATGCTCATTTTGTCAATGTCATTTTCGGTCATAGCTTTGAAAGAAGCATTTCTCCAGTCAAGAACATCTTTAATCGACCACCAGCCCCGCTGAACCTTCGGACAACCTTTTTCAGCCCAGCGAACAAGCGTTGATTCGTTCACTTCTAATATTTCAAGCAATGCAGAAGTTGAAACACAAACTTTGCTTGCAATTATTTTCACGTCTTTTTCTTTTGCCATAATTCAATAAAAAAGAACCCGTGTCGGGTTCTGTGAATTCTTAATGTCTTTCACTTAATATGCTAAACTTTTGAAAATTGCATTTTTTCAACTTTGCAATCTGAATGAATTTTTTCGGAATTATGCCCCCAGCCTTGCTCATTGATATATCTTGCACGCTGCGTGTAATTATCAATAATTTTTCCGTAACACAAATCAATATTTTTTGCGAACGGAATTTTTTTGACTGGTTCTTTTTGCGGCTGCCTGATTCTGATTTTTTCTGTTTGCATTAGAAAATCGGTTGCAGCATTGAGAATGATTTCTTCCCCGGTTTTCGGGTCAATTTTTCCTGTGTGAATATTATCTTGTAATCTTTCAACAGAAAGAATTTTCAATTTTCCGTTTGCCGCACGTCCGAAGAATTTATTGTGAACTTTTATGCAATAACATTTTTTGCAAAGCAAGGTTTCAACAACTTGTTTGACAACTTTGTTTTCACCGATTTTCTTTTTCGTATAATTACGAATCAAATCTGTTTCGATACATTGAAAAGTTTCAATATTGTTTTTTGAGTATTTCACCCCGCAGCATAAAAAAGACATAAAAATTCCTTATTTAACAAGGTAGGCTTCCAAGGGCTGAAAACCTCTTGTCGTAAACCATTATAAACTATTTATGCGTACCCGTCCGGGTATAAATAAAAAAAGCGACCTGAAAGCCGCTCTTTTTGTAGATTTACAATGCTTAACAAATTATTTTTGAGCTTCAATTTTTCTTTGATACGCTCTATATCTTATACAAAAAATAAAAATACAGAAAAAGAATGTTGAAGCTGCTCCGATATTCCAACAGTAGAATTTTATAATTATAAAAAAGATAATTTCAGTAAATTTCCACATTGCCAAGATTATAAAAAATAAAATAAACAAAGTTTGTCTTGTAATATCGTTCATTTTTTCTCCTTTATCGTCTTGCAAAATAGTCGTCACAAAAGGTCGCAGAAGTATATTCTGAAATATTTGTCTTGTTACCTTTACAGCATTTGAATTCGCCGACTTTGTCACCGTCATGACAATTTGCACAATCAACACATTTTTTCTTTTCTGCTTTCTTTTTAAGTTTTTTGACAGGTTCTTCTTCTATGCAGCAAGGTTCATCAATTTTTGAAACTTCTTCAGGGATAATTTCTGCGGAATCTGTTTCAAGCGGTTCTTCTTTTTGAGCAGGTCCCGGAAGAACTTCTGCTGCTGGAACTTCTGAAACAGTGTCAATGTTTTCTTTTTTCCTCAAACAGAATTTAATATTGAAGAAAATTTCTTCGTCATTTTCGCTTGCTGTTGTGTTTGAATCAAAGTTTTTGACTTTAAATTCAGAATGCTTTTCGACTGCTTCAATAATTTCTTTTAAAATTTGAATATTTTTCATTTTTAAACCTCTCTTTCTAAATATTCAGTAACACCTTGCAAACAGCGGTCGTCGCAGTTGCCTTCTTCAAAGCGTTCACACATTGTGCAAACAGACCTTTGTTCCCCGTCTTTATCAAATACAAGAGCAAGAGCAAAGTCTTCAAGTGATAGCGTTTTCAACGCTTCAAATCTTTTCATTTTCTTTTTTCTCCTTCTCGTTTTGTTTCATTCTGTGCCATATTTCGCACGCTTTATATATCAACCTTGCTCGCTTGTTGTTATATTCAGATTCAGCGGGGCTGTGATATAATTTCAAGAATTTTTCATCATCAAAACTGATAATTTCTGCCATGTATCAATACCCGTCATACATTGATTGTTTTTTCGGGGCTTCATACGGTTTCACATCGAAAAGCTGTTTTTGAACTTCAGGAGCTTTCCCTTCAAGCAGTTTATTAAAGCACGCAGCAGCAAGCCGCATGAGCCTGATTTCTTCGTCAGCTTTTTCTTGCGTCATTTTCCCTGAAGCAACCCTTTTCGGATATACATTCACACGCAGTGCAGCTTCTCTTGAGCAACAATCTTTTAATTTTTTTATTGTTTCAAAGTCCATTTCGCCCCCTCAAAAATGTTTTGAATATTCTTCCTGAAGGTTCTTTGCATTCTGCTTCCGAATATCCTTTTTTAAGAATTTCTTCAAGTTCTTGTTCGCTGTATGCAATTTTTACAGTATCAATAGGAATTTTGTCTGTCGTGTAAATATCTTCTTTATAAATTTTGTCAAGATATTTTGCCCTTTGAATGTTTTTGTTTTGTTTTTTATATTCAATAAGTGTCGGTTCAATAAATTTTTTATTAACAACAAGTGCAAACACTTTTCCAAGAAGGCAAAATGGATCGGGGAAGTTTGGAATTTCAACTTCAACAAATTCAATCGGTTCGCCATACTTTTGAACATATTCCCAATCTTCTTGAATTTTTGATTTTATGAATTCCCACTTCTTCGCCTTTATACACATTGAAACAATTTTTGAATAATATGTATTATCTTTTTCTTGCAAATATTTCAAGTGATTTTCAACAGCCAGCCAGTAAGTACAACCGCGATTTCTAAAGTAATAATCTGTAAGATAAAAACCCCAGCAGCGATTATCACCTGAAGTGAAACCGAGTGTCCCATCTTCATACAAGAAACATTCTGAAACTTGTCCACTGCAACATGGACCATATTCAATGTCTGAAACGTGTGCAATTTCTTTTTTTTCTTTTCTCATTGTTTTTGCTCCTACATCATAAGTTTTGACATTTCAATTTTGACAATTTCGCGGACAAGAACAGCTCGTTTTGTTTCAGCTGGTCCTTTGATTCCGAAATATTTATATATTCCCTTCAAGTCTTTTTTGATTTTATCGACCGAAAAGCAAAGTTTGTCTGCGATTTGCTGATTTGTTTTGCCTTCAATAAGCAAAGTGACAATTTCTTTTTGTGTTTCTGTTAGTGTCATTTCTCCTCAAACTCTCCCCGCTCTTTAGAACGGAATTTCATCATTCAAATATCGTTCAGGAATTCCGCTTTCTAATACGTCGCGAACATCGAAAGAACAATGCGGAACAACAAGCGAATCAATATGCAAAACAAAAACAGATTGTTGTTCTTTTTTTGCAACAGCTTTCGCGTCTTCAAGTGCTGTTTGATAGTTTTTATATACCTTGTTCGGCCTTCCTTTTTTCGGATTAAAAACAAGATAATTCGGGGTTTTTGTCTTAAAGTCCCTGAATATATTTTTGTCTTGCTCTCTCCTCAATGTTTCAATTCTTTCAAAAATTTCGTCAAATTCTGTTTCGTTTGGAACAAAGGCAATGTCAAGAGCATTGCACAATTTTGTTTTTATTGTTTGCATATCTTTTCCATGCATTGTTGCGAGTTTTTGAATATCTGAATACAATTTTTGATTTTCACTTTGCAAATCATCATTGACAATTCTGTAAACTTCTTGCATTTCGCTTTCAAGCAAAGTGCAGTCGTGCTGATCCAGCATATAAGAAAATAATTCTTGATAAACTGGAGAAATTTCTGTTTTTTCTTCCGCAGGAACAACTTCACCTGGAATATTTTCTTCAGGTTGACTTTCTTCTGTCTGAGTTGCTGTCGTTTGATAACCGTCAAGAAAATTTATAAGAATATGCTGTTTTGCTTTTTTATCTGAGCCATAATCAACAAATTGACCGACAACTTCATATATTGTTTTTCTGTAACTTTGAGCATAATTGACAGAAATTCCGCAATTGTGAGCGGTTTCAATAATAGTGTCACCGTCAAGCATACTTGCAAGAATCATTTGTTCTTTTTCAGTCAATTCATTTTTAATCTGTTGAAATATTTTTTCTTTGTTCATTTTCCTTCCCTTTCTGAAGTTCGATTTCGTCAACAATTTTCCCGTTTGCAGTTGCAACTTTGATATTTTTTTTGTTTTCGTTCATGTACCTTAACGCGTAACCGATAAGCGAACCATGCAAAATATAGTCAATCGGTTCAAATTCTTTGTCTTTGCCGCTTGCTTTTGCGTCTTGCAAAAATTGATTTGCAAAGGCAATCACAAAGGCTGCGTTGCAATTTTCTTTTTTGTCGTAAATTTCAGCTTTTGCAATTCTGAGAGCTTCTGAAATTTCGTTTCTTTGTGCTTCTGTTTCGTTGTTCATTTTTTCTCCTTTGTAAGTTCAAAATGTATGACAATAACGGGTTTTGTTGTTTTCAAGTCTGTTTTTATTCCGCTTTTCTTGCAAAATATCCCTAAAATTCGACCGTATAAACGGCGGGATTCGTCACCTTTTTTCGGGTAGCCTAAACAAAAACAAACTTTGAAATCCTTTGACGCTTTACTGAAAAATATTCGTTTCGTCCAGTAATTGTTTTTGACCCTGTATTCGTGAGTTTTCTCGCCTGATTTTATTTTTTCAAACCATTCTTTTTTCAAATTAAATATCAGCATTGTTCCGCCCCCTCTTTTGCTTTTTTATTGTCGTAATACATTTCAGGCGGGACTTTTACACCGAAATAATTGAAAAGATTTGTCAAAAATTCCTCTGTCTGCGAGCTTCTGCCCCATTTGCACATACAATCAACGTATGTGTGAGCTTGTTCGGAATGATGATTGCTTGCACTTTCAAGATATGCTTCAGCGTCTTTTTCTGTAAAGAAAACCCCGTCAGTCCACGAAACAGGTTCACTTGAAAATCGTTGAAGTGCTTCGTTGATGTGTTCTTCTAACCATTCATTTATTCTGCTGTCTTCAAGACCTGTTCCGATATATTTCAATATGTCTTCAAGATTGTCGTCTTCGTTTAATTCAATAAGGTCATCTTCGTATCTTTCACGAATGCAATCTTCAATTTTTTCAATGCCTGCTGCATAAGGATCATAAAAGAATTCTCCTCTATCGTCAGGAACGTAGCTGTCATTATAGTCAATAATTGTGTAATAATAAGGAAAACGCGTTCCCCTGTTGTTTTGAGAAGACATTTCTGTCAAGAATTCAACAATTTTGTTGCGAATATCATTTGCCCCGTTCATTTCTCTTTGCAAACTTTGGTTTTGAAGAACTACTGCGTTATATTGATTTACTGTTTGAGCAAGTGTTGTGTCGAACTGTTTTTTCATAAGCAAAAGTTGTTTTGCCGGGAAATGTCCGAGTTCGATTTCAGCACCGAGCGGAAGTTCCATTCTTGCAGCAAGCATTCCTTCTCTGTCTGTTTCTTCACTTTCTCCGACTATAATTCTGAAGCCGTCGGAGCTTTTAAAAATTTCTTTTTCGTTTTTCATTCTGTTTTCTCCTATGAATTAAGGTATTTTTGAAGAATTCTGATTGCGGATTCGCAACCCTTAGCAACTCCCACGCAATAGTCTTTTTTATCAAGTTTCTGAAGCCATTCTTCCTGTTCTTCATGCAGCTTCCCGCCTTTTTGACGTTTCATCTCAATCAGCAACACTTCATGTGACTTGCTCTTGTTTTTTTCAAAAATTATCAGGTCAGGGAAGCCTTTTGAAAGTCCCATTTTTTTGAGCGTTCTTGAATATGCTGCATAATTGAATGCTGTTTTCGGCATTTTAAAACCGTTCTGAGTGCTGACAACACAAATTCCGTTGACTTCGCAATATTCAACAAACGCGATTTGTTCTTCTTTTTCGAGTGGTGTTGTATTCTTTGTCATTTCTACCCCTCGAACGGAATTTTCTCTTGAACTGGACTTGCATTCAGTCCGTTCATATACTTTTTAGCGTGGACAATTATTTGTTCAAGTAATTCTTCGCAATCATTGCTGAAATATACTTCGTTGCAGCTATCATTCGCCATGTGCCATGAATAAAGTTCAATAAAAGGTGTATTCAAATTGAACGGAGCATTCAAGCCGATAATTTCAAGTTGTGCGGTGATAACCATTCCCATGATTGAATCTTCTTTCCAAGTAATTGACAAACCTGTCGTTGTCATTCTTGAGAGCCAGTCTTCAGGAAAATTGAGAGTTTCGAGAATATGTTTTGACATTGCTCGAAAATCAACAATAAATTCTTCAACAGCTTCTTCGTAGCCCTTGAAAGTCACTTCTTTTGAAGCCTTTGAACCGTTTTTTTGATATAAAATTGTCGCATTTTTTTCGTCTTTGCCGATTTTAATTTTTGTTATTTGAGCAGACGCGGGAATTCTTCCTTCGTCTTCTTCAGCTTCCATTTCATTGAGATATTTCCCCAAGTGCGGAGCTTCGTCTTTTGCCGCGTCATAAACTGTGCGTTCAGTTTTCACTTTGTAGCCTTTTTCTGAAAGTGCAGCAATGTAATCTTCAACAGTCTTCATCTTGAAAAAGTCAGCGTCTTTGAAACCTTTGTCGATTAACATTCTGCGAGCAGTTGCTTTGAAGTTGTTTTCTCCGTTGAAGTTTCCTGAATAGCCGTTCCCGGTGATTGTAAATTTCATTTTTTATTCTCCTTTTAATTAGAACAACGAAATTTGCGTCGTTGTTTCAGTTTTATCTTTTCTTTTTGCAACACCCTGAAGCCGTTCTTCAGTGATTTTACAGAACCGTTCTTCAAGTTCACTTGCAACAAAATTTCTTCCGCTTTTAACCGCAGCAATACAAGTCGGACCACTACCGCAAAAGGGTTCAAGTACAATGTCGCCCGGTTGTGTGCTTTGCTCAATAAATTGCTTCATAAGCTCAACAGGCTTTTCTGTCGGGTGAAATTTGTTTCCGATAATGTTCGGAATATTGAAAACATTTGTTCCCCCCATGTCGTTGATATTTTTCGCAGGACCTTTTCTCATAAAGAGAATAAACTCACATTTCTGCATGAAATATTTGTTCGGGGTTGCGTTGTTTTTGACCCATACAAGTAAATTCAAAAATTTAAAGCCTGCCGCTTCTGCTTTTGTTTGAAGTTCATTCAAATTGCGGCTGTTTACCATAAAATAAGCGTGTGAGCCATTTTTTAATACTCTGTAAACTTCGGGAAGCCATTCTTCAAATTTAATTTCGCAATGTTCAAACAGCTTTCCTTTTGAAACAAGCAAAGCTGTGTCTGCGTCATTTTGCTTCAGCCATTTTGATTTTAGACGGTCATTGCAAACACTTCTGTTGAAAATTCCTTTCGGGTCGCTTTTCCCGAATTTTTCTTGACTTTCTTCTGAAATTCTTGCTCCGCCTGTAATTATCTTGTAAGGAACATCTGAAACAACGCAGTCAAAGAATTCATCGCGATATTGTTTGAGCAAGTCGCGACAATCTCCGTTGAAAATATAATTGATTTTATTTGTGAATTCTGACATTTCTTAAACCTCTGCAAGTCTGTACCTTTTATATTTGACTTTCTTTGTGCGTTCCTTGCCGTCAGCTGCAACAACAGTTTTTTCTTTTGTTTCCCAGTCATAAACAAGAGCAACTCCGAAAACGCTTTGCAAATCGCGAATCGGTCCGCAAGGGTAATTCATAAACGGAAGCAAGTCACGAACTGTCGTTGAACCGTTTTCAATAAGCTGTTGAAGAACAATGCTTTCGTGCGTATTCAGCGAAAGAATGTGTTCAAATTTTTTCTTTCTGTCTTCAGTTGACATTTTCACCCCCTGTACTTTTTAAGCGATAGCTTGAATGTTTAAATATGAGCTTTTCAGCCTGTTCGCGTACTCTGTCGAGCAGTTTTCCAAGACGAGGGACTGTCTTCATTTCCTGAATGTCGCAAGGGTTATTGATAAGGACAAAACATTTGTTGTCCCTATAAAGACGGTCAAACAGCTCTGTCGCAAGATTGACTTCTCTGTCGTCTTTGGTATTGATAACAAGTTCATCAAGAACAAGAATGTCAAATCTGCTCAAATCAACAAGAATCGTGTCAACTTTTTCTTGAGAATTGAAACTTTTTGCATAATAACAGCGATTGACAACATCGATCCAAGTAATATATAAACCGTTGAAACCCTTTGACAGCAAGGCTCTTAAAATTGCATAACCGACAGAAGTTTTTCCATTCCCGAATTCTCCTATTAAGTGAAGCGAAGCTCCGCTTTCCGGGTTGAATTCTTTGACATATTTTTGAGCGTCTGCAACGTGTTCTGTTCCGAGTTTTTCGAGTTTTTCAAGAGTGATGTCAATATAACGCTTGCCGATGTTTGCTCTTTGGTATCTTTCACGCAATGCAGTTTTTCTTTTTTGTTGTTCTTTGCGTTCCTGTTCTTTGACATAGCAATCGCAGTCAACAGCAAAAACTTTTGTTTTTCTTCCGAGTGCTTCAACTGTAATTGCTTTGAACGGTTTCCCGCATATTTTGCATTTTTTCGGTTCTGCGGCTTCCTGCATAACTTCATTGCACAAGCTGCCAATTGTTGAAAATTCGCTGTTTTTTATTTCATCAATAGTCATAACCGCTCCCCCCTGCTTTTGTATCGTTTGAATTGTACTTGTCGCCATATATGCCGATGTGGTTATTCAGAATAGAGCGGAAATCTATTTTGTTGTTTGCAATGATAACGAGTTTATTTGCCTTCTGACAAACAGTTCTGAAATATTCAATATTGTCTTTTGTGACAGTTCTGAATTCAGCAATTGCTTGAACTGTTTTGTTGTCCCTTCTTTCAAAACTAAGTTTTATAAGCTGCGGACATTCGTCTTGATAGATTTTGAAATATTTTTCATTTGCAGCGTAATCATACGGATCATAAATTTTTGAAGAAATTTCGCTTGAAATATTAGAACTTATATTTTCAGTTTCAATTTCAGATTCAATTTCAATTTCATTTTCAGTGTTTTGCTTTGTTTTTGCTTCAGGTTTTGCTTGAGCAAAATCAGCAGCAAAATTTTCATTTTGCTTTCTTTCACTGCTCTTTTTTCCACCTTTAGAACCAGCGGAAGAACGCTTGTCGCTTATAATTCCGTCCTTTTGCATTCGTTTCTGAATAAGTTTGTCACCTTCTATGTGAACAACTTTTTCTTCAAGAAGTTCAGTCAGACCTTCAACAATTTCTTGAACAGAAAAAGGCATATTTTTTGAAAGCTGCGAAGCAAATTCTGAAACTTGCTTGCTTTTTTGCTCAAGCAAATTTTCAGATTTGCTTTCATTTTGCTTATATTTTTGCTTGAGCAAAATTGTTCCGTATTCTTCAGACTTGTGCATAATACACATCAAGCGAATATAAATTCCGTTTGCTTTTGCGGAACATTCGTTCAATTTTTCATCTGTCATGAAGTCTTGCACATATAGCGGGAAATAAGGTTGATTTCTTAATGCCATTTTTAAACCTCGATTAAATCTCTGAAATAGACAGGCTGTGTCAATTTCTTTGTCGCAATACAGTAATCACAAACCCCGCAGCGGACGGGTTCGACCTCTCCCGCCTTTAATTGCAGAATTCGCGGAACATTCTTTTTGACTTCATAAAGAATCGGAGCAAAATCTGTTCCGTTTTCAGCAAAGCCGACAATTTCCCGGTTCGGAACTTTTTTCTTGTCAACAGCTGCAAGATAAACTGAAAGACGTTCTTCGCCTGAGCAAATCGCTTCAATTTCACGATATATTGCAGCTTGTATGTCGTAGCCCCACCATTCAACAAAAGAAACAAACGTCCCTTCGTCTTTGACCCAAAAACGCTCTTGAATATCTTTGACATATTTCAGATCAACAATTGCTCGTTTTCTCAAATATGAATCAAGTTTGCACTTCCATTTTGCCCCGAAAAGCTCCGCTGTCAGAATGACTTGTTTTTCTCCTGACATATAGAACATGAACATTTCATCACGTTCAAGCATTTGAATTGTGTCATTTGTTTTCTGAAATTTTGCATATAATTCAGCGTCCGTTTTTCTGAAGATTTCAGGGTGTTTTGCTTTAAATAGGTTCAAAGTTCCTTCAAAGTGTGCGTCAATATACGAACCGAGAAGCATTGCTTCAGTGATTTCGTCAACCCATTCTCCGCGAAGTTTTGCAATTGCTTTTGCTTCGCAGCCGCGTTGTTTCATAGTGCCGCAAAAATCTTTGTATTGACTGACTGACAAATATTCTTGATTTGCTTCTTGTGAATAATAATTCGCTTCAGTCAAAAACATTACTTATCCCCTTTTATAACAGCCTGACAAGCTCGACAAAGAGGTTTGTTGAAATGTTTGTTTGAATAGCTGTTTTCAGCCCATGAAATTTTCTTTCCGCAACTTTCGCAGAAAAATTCTTCGGTCTGAGTTTCTTCTTTCGGACCTGGTCCCGCAGGAAGAACTTCTGCTGCTGGAACTTCTGAAATAGTTGTTTCAACAGGTTTTGCTTCGATTTGTTTCACCTGTTCTGTATAAATATTTTTTACAACTGGAGCTGCTGGAAGGTTTTTTGAATCAGTTTTGTTGAATTCAAATTCCGACGCTTCTTCATAAGTCCGAAGCTGTTCAGGGTTTTCAAATACTTTTTCAACATTCTTCAGGTTTAATCGCAGAACGGTTTTTTTGTACATTTCGCCCGGTCGATTTTTCCACGCTGAAGAATTCGCAGCTTTTGAATAATTTGTGCGGACTTCGTCCATTTCTTTTTTTGACATTTCAGCTGAAACGGAACTTTTGTCTGTAAATAAGACAATTGAAAAAGCTCCTTCGATTGCTTCGTTGTTGAAACGAATCGGCTTCCAGTTTACAAATTTTTTATTGTCTTTGACTTCAACTTCGTAGAAATCACCCACGCGAACAAGTTCTGTTGTAATTTCTTCAATTGGTTTAACAGAATAGAGCTTTGCGAGCTTCTTTTCGCCTTTATAATCTGTTTGAAAATTGACGTCTTTTTTGCCTGTATCTTTATTTTTATACGGTATCAAGTAGCATTCCTTGTTCATAAAATCAAGCCCAAGAATTGCCCCTTTCATAAGCCCTTTAACAACTGAACCCGGTTCAACTTCTTCAATGTCGTCAATGCTATCAAGAGCAGAAAGACAGTTTTGAACAAACTTTGTTTGATTAAAATTCTGCGGTAATTGTGCAGCTTTTTGAATCAGTGTTTCTGTCAATTGTTTTTGAATAGCAAGTTGAAATGTGTTTTCCATGTCCTTTTCTCCTTCTCCTTTTCAGGTTTAGTCCTCAATGAAGCGGACAGACGAAATTGTCGTCCGCTCGATGAAGACTAAGCTTCGCAATTTTCGCAGTCACTGCAAGAATTATTTGAAAAAGTTTCCTGCAACCCTTTTACAAGGTTTTGAATAGTTTTCGGAGCGTTTTCAAGTCCGATTGTCTTAATTTCTATGCCAGGAACACAATTGCATTTTTTTTGATAAGGTTTACCCATATAATGAACCTGTTCAATGGTAGCGTTTTGAGTGTTTTGAATGGTTGCTGCAAATTTCAAAGCGTCAAGTCCAAAATCAGTAGTTTTTGAACTCATTAGCTTATCGTTGAATTTTCGGTCTTCTTCGTTTTCTTCATATCTTAAAGAATTTTTGTCAACTTCAATCAATTCAGTGTATTCAATGACTATTTTTGAAGAATAAAGTCTTTTGTTTGGATTTGCTTTCATTTCTTTTGCAAATTGTTCTTTTTTCTCTATTCTTGAAGTTTGAATTGCTTGAAAAAGAGTTTCTTCGTCGCTGATTCCTTCGTCAATTGTTTCGCCTTCTGCAAGTTCAACTTTTTCAGCTTCTGCTGCAAGTTTTGCTTTTTCTTCATCTGTCAAGCTGTGTTCCTGTTCGATTTCATTGTTGATAATGTCGTCGTGAGAAATGCCTTCTTGTTCAAGGTATTCTTTTAATTCTGCGTTTGTTGTTTGTCCTGACATTTTCTTTTCTCCTTTTCTTATGTCGTGTGTTATCTCAAGCAAGGTTCGCCTTTGAACCCTGCAATTTTCTTTCCGCAAAAACAACCATTTGTTGATGTTTTAGGAAGTTTTATCATTCCGTGACTTCCGCAAGATTTGTCACCGTTCCAGCCAGCAACACATTCAACACAAAGGGTCATTCCTGCGTTGACTGAAATCTGTTGTTGTTTTGTGTACTTCATTTTTTGTTCTCCTTTTATGCTTTTGCCCCGAAGGGCTGCGGGTTTATTAGCGAACCCGCGACGCATTCCCGGTTCTCCCCCGAATTTTAGAGTTCAACAACTGTCAATTCGCTGTCGTCAGTCGTTCTCGTTGCGATAAATTGCAAGCCTGCATTCTTGCACTTTTCAAAAAGAGCAAGCCTGTTCTTGCTGGAGAGCTTTTCCACTCCGTCAATAAGAACAATTTGAAGCCCTTTGTCATTTTTCATGGCAACATCGACACAAAGATTCAGTTTTTCGCCTTCAGACAGGTTGCTGACTGGTAAATTGTTGATTAAAACAATGCTGCCGTCTGTTGTCATATTTTCAAGCGGCAATTCTGCTTCGCTTAATATTTGAGCTGGTAAGGTCCGAGCAAGTTCAATTTTGCTTGTGAATTCTTCCGATTTTTCTGTCAGAATGTCGATTTCTTCATTGATTTTCACCATTCTTTGATGTTCTGACAGGTGAATTTTCATTTTGTTTGCGGTTTCTACTTCGTCCTGAAGTTCTTGAACATTGATTCTCTTTTCATTCAAGAACGGTTCAAACGCTTTCAGTTCTTCGTTGTATTTTGAAATATTTGTTTCAAAGTTCGCTTCTGCAACTTTGATTTTGTCAGCTTCATTTTCACCGATTTTTGACAAACGCTCTTTTGCTGCAACAAGTTCAGCTTCTAAAGACGCGATTTTTGTTTTTTGAGCAGTGATTTCGTCAAGTGTTCCCTGTTTAATCTTTGAAATTTCGGTTTCTTTTTCACTCTTGAATGCAGCAATTTTTGTTTCATAGTTTTTCTGCATTTCCTGAGCTTTTTCAATTTTTGCATTGTGTTGAATAGCATTTTCAATCTTTGAATAAGTTTCTCCGATGTTGTATGCTTCCCATTTTTGAGCGTTGAACCCTTCAGGAATAGAACGAACCATTTCTTCAACAACGGCTTTTTTCTCTTTGATTTCGCCGTTTATTTTTCTGCGTTGCTGGTAGTAAAAACCGTCTTCAGAAGCGATTTGCTGCAACACTTCGAGAATTGTCTTTGAATAATCAACAGCGGGCGGAATTTCTCCGAACCATTGTTCAATTTTGTTCAAGTCCCAGTCGTATTTTATAAGCTCAAGAAGAATTCTGTTCTGTTCTTTTTCGTCAAGCTCAATGAATTGAACCGGGTTCAATTGCATTCTTGAGAATAAATTGTTCAAAAATTCTTCAGGACGTTGAACTTCCTTCCCGTTTTCCGTGATTTTCTTGTAATCAGTCATATTTGTTCGCGGTTTTCGCTGAATAGCAATTCCGTTGTCAAATTCGATAAAAATTTCGCCTTCAGTTTCGCCATTTTTGACAACATATTCGCGGTCAGTTTTGTTTGACAAAGCAAGACGAATCGCGTCAAGAACAGAAGTTTTGCCCGTTCCGTTAGCTCCGAGAAGTTCAAGACTTTTCCCGTCTGCTTCAAATTCGGATATTCCGAACAGATTTTTGATTTTTAATTTTGAAATTT